AATGCATTAGATGTAGATCCCATCATACATTTACCAACTATCTTCGAACCGAGACGGAGACACGTTTTTGTGACCCTCCAGTTATTGAGAATGTTGTCTGGCTTCTCCCACTTACCCGATTCATCATGGACGAGGATCTGTAGTTTCTCCCCGTCGTAGGAATTGTCACCTGTATTCTTCCAGTCGATGGTGGTATCAAGTCCCATTTGATCACTCTCTTCGGTGGTCGGGGTGGTTGCCTGTATTGTCTTTCTTGTGAGCCTTCTCGATGGTACCTTGTACGATAATTCTGTCTTTGGCCTCTCCATACCGTCCTGTATTGGTTTAAAAAAGAACGGGTAGTTTGTGGAAATCGGTACAACCTTGTCTGTAAACATCTTCTTTGCATCTGCTCCAGTCTTTGATAATATCCCAAACCTCGCATCTCTGGTAATAGTTGCAACGTTGACAACTTCTGAAGACGCCATAAAGGAGAAACCAGACCGTCTATTCTTGAGGTAGCACATTCCATAACACCTATAATCGGCCTTACATGCTTCCCAAAAATAAAAGAATAACCTGTTTGCATGCCTAAAGTCGGGTGAACCCACATCAATCTTTGTCCAATTGAGGTATATATAATGGGAGCCGGTGAGGTAACATGGCTCACCGTTGCACATGAACCAGTAACCATCAGAACGAAAATCAAACTCTTTATTAATGTATTCATAATACTTTTCTTTTATATCTTCGTTATACGACTTAAAATTATATATACTTTTAATTTTTTTAAGTGTAGCTGGTTTTGGTGTTTTAATAAATACCTGTTCTTCTTTTTTTAACTCTTGACCGTTAATTTTTTTAGGTATTGAAGGAAGTGCAATTTTTAATCCCTGTATTTCATATATTTCACCTATTGTACCGTCTTTACTTATAATAACACAATCTAAATCTTTATTATAACCGTACTCGAATTTTTTATATCTATTATTATTTTTAACTAACTTAGATGATAAATGTTCGGTGTGTATCTTATATAAGCTTTGTTTATACATTATTTAATACGATCTTCTACACCGAAGAATTCTTGTTTTTTAGATTTATCTTCTTTATCTACACTTGTAATTTCTTCTACTTTAGCCATCATAGCCATAGCGTCTTCCATAGCTAATCTATAGGCTGATGCTGATATTTTTACTTTTTCAGGATCTAGTTCTTCTGGATCCATTTTTTTATTCATAACTTTTATTAACTCATCTATAGAGTTTTCAGCAGCTTTGAGTAGTCTTTCTCTTGTTTTTTTTACGTCCATAGTTTATTGTTATATCATTTAATAAAATTCTGTATAATTTTTGGTTTTCAATATTAAACTCATATTCAGAACCCGGTGTAAAGCCCACTATATCGCCTACGGACACGTTTAACGAACTTAAAAGCTTATTGCTATACACAAGCTCTCCAACCAATTCTTTTTCTTTTAAAACACTCCATTTAAAATCTTGTGGTAATGGTTTAACAAAACAATATCTATCAGGACATTTCCATTCACCATTATTTTTGTACGCATATACTTGGTCTGGACTGACAGAATAAATATTTTCATCAATATATGATGATGAATTTTTTTCTTTACCCTTAACGTCAATCCATCTTCTAAATACATTGTGATGAACAATTACTTTATCACCTGGTTTTATTTTAGTTTTATAATTTATAGGTACACTTTTAACTGTACCTATTCTATTAACAAACTTATAATCTCTTTCAGATAATTCTGAATTAAGTATAAGTTCTTTACCATCAATGTTTTTCTTATTGTCGTATCTGCTATCAGTATATATAATATAATTGTAAAGTGATTTCATTAATAATCTAAATTGTATTCTACAGAAACTGCCATATTTGTATTAAAGTGTTTCCAAGGTATTTGATTATTATCTTTTTCTATATATATATGATAACCATCTTCTTTTTCAAATATATCACATATTGTATGGCCACCATAAACTTCTTGGCCTACAGAATAATGCATAGCTTCGTTTTTATAATCTTGGCCAATTGATATTTTTCTTATTAATTTCATTTAATTTTGTTTTTTTCATCTAAAGTAAAAAGTGTATGAATAATTATAGCTACAATAGAATGTAATAATATTTTACTAAACGCATCACCGTACGGCATAATATTAGTATAAAATCCATACAGGTATAATATGCACGCAAATACATTCATTCCTATTACAAAATTACCAAGCCAAAACTTTACTCTGGCATTCCAAAATATTTTTAATGTAAAAAATATTGCTATAATTATAATAAATTCAATTAAGAATTGTTTCACTTTAAATTTTATTTAATACGTCCAAAGAGTTATTTCAGGAGCACCGGGATAACCAATACCCACGTGGACAAAATTATTTTTTCTACTTACACCTATTCTTGTAAAGCCAACTTCCATAGCAGCTTTAACTAATTTAAATGTTGCCTCACCACCTACACTTGCAATATCAACAGCATTGCCATAGGCATGTTCACCTGGTGCTTTTTTCTTTGCTTCTATTGGATGATCAGGACTTCTATAACTTGATGTTATTTTTATTGGTGAACCATATACTTCTCGTAAGTTATCTAACATATTAAGAAGTTTTTTGTTCATCATTTTAAAATCATTGAATTCAGATTCATTAAAATATTTTAAAGGCATTTTATTTATTATTTAATTTATTTTTTATACCTATTAAGGTATATACTATTGTTAATAATAATACTACTGTTTGTAGCAGCGGATTTATATCTGGCATTATAGAAAAGGTTATACCACCTAAACTTATACCATAAATTCTTAAGTCTTGCATTTTTATTTGTGCATTTTATTTCCAAAGACTTTCTCCACACCTCGCGATCCGAAATAGCCTCCGATTACTATTGTTAATAAACCGGTTATTGAATCAAGTGGA